CATCTTGTACAGGGTCCACTTATTATACCCATGCTAGTTCCCATGTTCATCCACATCCCAAAGTACCATGTACACCACGACCACAACAAGATACATTTGTAATCAGAGTACCTAAAAATAAGACATATCGTGTTACAGCAAATGGTAATGACCACGGGCACATTGGTCCACATGTCCATATAAATGCATATGGACAAGTTTTACCGAATCATCCTCATTTGATTTAGACGTCTTACCGTAGATATATACAGTTTATTATATGAAATTCTATACTTTCCTATAATATATACCAAAACTAGTATGACCGTTCCAAGTGTGGTTTTCATAGTCCCTTATCGGAACCGTGGAAATCATTTGAATTTATTTTGTAGACAAATGACCTATGTATTAGAAGATACTTCGGAACAAAGTCATCAAATACTCATTGTAGAACAAGGTGATGAACGACCATTTAATCGCGGGGCTATGAAAAATATTGGATTTTTAGCAATCCGAGAGAAATATCCGGATGATTATAAAAATATTACTTTAGTATTTAATGATATTGACTCCATGCCTTTTTTCAAAAATGTTTTACCGTACAAAACGGGGCATGGTACAGTAAAACATTTCTACGGATTCGATTTTGCATTGGGTGGTATTGTCTCAATAACAGCCCGTGATTTTGAACTCATTGGTGGGTTTCCCAATTTTTGGGCATGGGGATTTGAAGACAACGAATTGCAAAATCGAGTCCAGAAACACGGTCTCAAAATCGACCGTTCTGTTTTTTATCCTATTTTAGACGAAAATATTATTCATTTGCAACATGGGAGTACCCGCGGTGTCAATATACAAGAAAAGAAACGGTTTGTAAATCATACTATTGAAGGTTTCTCTCAAATCCACGATTTAGATTATACTGTAGAAAATCGTTCCAATAACCAAGAGCGATTTAAAACGGTTCATGTAAATCAATTCAAGACGCATTTTTTTCCATCTACAGAGAATGTGGTCCATGAATTGTCCAAAGGTACACCATTCAAGCATGTCAAAGTGAAAATGGCTATGAAATTTTAGTTTGTGATAAAAATCAAATGGGTTCTCCGTTTACAACTTTAGCCGTTAATCCGTAACTTGTCTCGATTTCCCATATTCCCGATATTTTCAATAGGAAATGTTTAGGCGGTGTTCGTTTTCCATCGGAAGGTTTCCGAACTTTGAAAAACCCTTGATATAACCGGTTAACCAGTGTTCGTGCTGATACTTTTCTACAGTTTGTAAACAAGGCATAATGATATAAGATTTCCGTTTCCAGTTTATTTAGTTTCTCCAATAACGCACAATTTTGTACAAGTGTTCGGTCAAAATAGACCGTGTATTGTTCTCCATCTTGAGGGTAATCAATGTAGGTGTATTGAATAGGAAAATCGAAAAATACTTCATTCATGGTAAAATACGATTCTGTATAAATGAATTTAGTGAATATTCCCGGTATAACAATATTTTTTTTCGATTCCAAATAATAAAACCGTTTTGGATTGTATTCATGTAATTCTAATGCTAATAAATTCATATTATGGGGTCTACTGTAGAAAAAGTGTACTCTTACTTAAAAATCGAGAATAGTGTTTATCTTTATTTTTTTAATAAAGATAATCTTTATATATAGTAAAAATGGAATCTAGTCAAGAAGGTCGCTTAGGACTTAATCAATATGATTATTTTAGTTGGAAAGGAAAAACGTTTTCCGAAATCTACAGCGTTTTACAAAAGAATAGCAACAATGCGAGTACCCATCCCAATTCTTTTTTCAAAGCATTACCATTGAAACACTACCGCTTAACTGTACATAATAGTGAAACAAGACGAAATCACGTACAGAAATCCGCTTCTGTCAAAGCATTAATGGAAACACCCGGTGGTACTACTGTACAAAGTAGTGCATCGAATATATGTAACGATTCGGATAAAAATACACTACATTTTGTGTTACCCAATAACAGTAGTCAAAATCCCTGCAATGCGTGTGATGATACCGCCATTAATGCTTCACAAAGTGTTTCTTTGTCTCAAGCCGATAATGCCCGTAGACGTGTGCGAAGTGCCGGTATGAATCGTCCTAAATACAATCCCAATCAAAACAATCGGGCCGAAAATTACCGGTCTGCTTCGCAGTACATGAAAGGACGCAACCGAACCTTTGTTCAAAATCAATTCACGAATCTCCGTATTGAGAATGCTTCTAATAGTGCCGAAAATGTGTATGCTTCCAATACCATTCAGTATTGCAATAATGGTGGTACTGCTACCAATTATGTACCCGTTTACTATAAACCCAATAACACGAAATTCGCCATACAAGGAGCGGTGGATTCCAGTTCTCGTTTAGCACGATTGAAATACGATACGATTACGGATGTGGGTGCTTCCATGCGCACTGCATTTGGCCCGGAAACTGCCAATGCACTCGCCTACGGTGTTCCTCCCAATGGGTATACAATAAAAGACAAAATAGGATACCCGAATAAATGTACGCCTAATGTTAAAGCACAGTGTACGCCTATTATTAAAGCACAGTTTTCCAATACATCACAAATATCAGCCGATAATGCTACTGGAGATTATAATAATAGAACATGGAATCAAACAGAATATGGAGATTTTACGGATGGAACCTATAATGTAACTACTTCTCTTACTTTTGGTAGCTTAAGCAATAGAGCGGAAGTATTACTAATTGAAGATAGTGATAGGACTTATACTCCTCTTAAGGCAGGGGAATATAATTCTGATGGAACCGCCAAACAAACTGTAAATACAATAGTTAATGGAACAAATTATTATGGAGATTATGCTCAAGTTACTATGCCTTACAAAATTGTGTTAAAAGAAATATATCTAAGAGGAGCATATTGGTCAAGTAATCCAACATGGAATAGGGATTATGGTAGATTTAGATTGCCTAAGAAAGTATTCATTTTTGGATCTAATGATAATGGAACTACCTTTAAGTTCTTGAAAGAAGATGAAATACCATTAACAACTGATTTGACAAACATTGCAAGTAAAGCAATATCTGGTATTACAGAAGCATATTCTACAATAAGAATGGTTGTAAATTCTACACGGACAACCACTGTAGGAGTTAATCATTTAAGATTTATCGGTGATGTTTTGCACTAAAAACAAATATTCCATCCCAAATCTATTCCGCTACGTTTGATGCCTACATTTACGATGACTGGCCCATAAACTTCTACAATACAATGCACTGATTTTACGTACGAAGTAGAACCGATTATACGATTACAATTGGACTTACATGTACCGGTTGTGGTGAAGTCAATTGTGATGGCATAATAAAGGGAATATTGTATTTTAAACACCATTCTTTTGATTTTTGATATTGATCTTGTACAGTTTTTTCCGAATACCAATTTTCACTATGAGTGAGTAAATGCTGTATATGTTCTAATCGCGATTGTCCAAAAATAGAGTTTATTTCTTCTAATTTACTAGAAATAAATAGTGGTATGCTAATATGCAATAGTCTTTCAATACGGACTTTGGTATGCTCAATGGACAAATACAACATCCGCAAAGTTTCATACATTTTTGTCGACAATCCATGATAGGTGAAATTCTTACATACTAAATATTTTTCGCCTGATGCCAAGTCACATACACTCGGTTTCAAGAAGAATGTCTTTTCGTAAAAATGCGACACAAGAGCCAATATATCCAATGATAACCAAGAAAAGGTTTCACCGTATTTAATAATACAAGTCCCTTTGTGTTTTTGTGAGCAGAGTCCTATACACAATTGCATAACCAATTCAATCGCATTTTGATATTCAAATTCACTACTTGCATCCATAATAATGACATCCATGGTATTTCGTTTTTCACGATAATAATAATCCAATAAATTCACCGAATAATTTTCACTGTAGACGGAATAGTTTTCGTCGTGTGCTTGGTCATGTTTACGGATATATTGACACAATTTTATGGTTGTATTGGCGTCTTTTCCCAAATGAAGTGATGACATTTTTGTATATTTATCCCAAGACAAGTTCATAATATGATACACTTCTATTAATTCATAAAAAATAAAGGAAATATGCTTGATCTTCGATATGTGTCCTACTTTATTGTATAAATTGCTCACTTGACTACTCCAATTTTCCATACAAGAAATACTATGTACCACTTCTTCCATGTATTTAGACAAGGAGAATGACAAACGAGATGTTTCTTCTACAATGGATTTAGTTTTTGGAGGACTTGGTTTTTGACTTTGATTAGGAATTTGACTTTGATTAGGAATTTGACTTTGGTATTGATATTTAGGAATAGTTGAAAATGATTGCGGTGCTACAAAAATGGAAAAACGCGGAAATAAATAGTAAATCATCGTATTGATTCGTTTTTGTTGGGACATCGTTGTATTGGTATTTTTGATATAATAAGGTTGGTTCTTGTTCATGATTTGTACAGTAAAAAATGGCTAGTTTAATAGTGACCTGGTATATTCGTAAATAATAATAAACAATAGTTTTTATTATGATTTTACAAAACAAATTTTCTTCCTTTTACTTTTTTCATTTTTTGTACAGGTTTAGGTAATTCTACTTCAGCCGAATCCTTAGATGGTGTATTGACTGTAGAAGAAGTTGTGAATAATGGTGCTTCTTTAAAATCAGGTGCTTCTGTTCGTTCTTGGTCTTGGACTTCGTCTGCGTCTTTATGAATATTCTTTTGCATCGCCTTCATTGTTTCACTAGACAATTCCCGCACTTTCTTGAAAATGAAATACCTGTACAAGAATGACACAGTCTTTTCTGCGGTGCTCATGTACAGTGCTTCTCGTGTAAAGGGTTCTTTTTCACCAGCCATTTTAGCCTTCTTTTGTTCTTGTTGCATCATTTTAAACAATAAATCAAATCGCCCCGACCCATCCGGGAAGCCCAATGATTTCGCTTCGTCTTTTTCCACTAACTGAAACCCGTAATTTTCCATCAACCGTATTAAATAATCAAATTGGACCAAGTATTCTGTTATAGGTTGAC